TCTCTTTACATACAGTTCATAAACCTTCAAACATTCTGCACATTCTGCCACCGTGAACCCTCCCTGAGCAGGAGGAGGGCTATGTTTAATATAATGGGCTGTTTGGGCAGCCAAGTTCATATTGGTTCTAATACCAATAGACATGCCTTCTAGCAAGCTATAGATGGCAGAAATTTCGGATTTGGTGTGTACAGCTTTCTCTTCTCCATCTTTTATTCCCAAATAATATCCTACCACAGCCATCGCTAACAGCATACTACAGAAAGTTACGTAACTAAATATTTCTTTCTTCATTGCATTTCCTTTAAAAAAAATTTTTCAGCAATTAGGTCTAGTGACCACTTTTAACCTGATTTATATGCACAGTCGTTGCATTTAAATCTATCCCTTTCGGGAGGGATTACAAGGGGGGATACCTGCTGTGTTTTTCCACACACCCTACAGGTAGCTTCTACTTTTACGTTTCTAGTACGGCTTGGCATTTTTTGTTTAGGTCTATAGACTCCCATTTCTTTATCAGATTTTTGAGCTTCTTTTAGCTCAGACTTTTCAGCCGCACTCAATTTAATACCGTCTAGAAAATCATTTTCTTCTTTTGGAGGGGCTTCCTGCACTTTCTTCTTTCGGCGTCCGCGACCTCTCCTTCTTTTTTTAGGGGGGGATTTTATAGCCTTTTTTAATAGTCCTTCAAAGGCTTCTACTTCATCATCAGATAATGAATCTAGAAGATCTACCAGTTCTTTTCTTTTACTCATTATTAAACACCTTAGTTTTCTGAATGTTTAAATAAAGATCACTCATGTTTTTTATAGAAGAAGATAAATAAGTTAATCTATCTGCCCTCTGTTGAGCATACCTTTTGATATCGTCAATCTTTGAAGTATACCCATCCTCTTTTACAGCTTGGTTAAATTGGCTTTCCCAGGAACCTTTGTACGCTTGCTCACGCCCAGCGATAGTAGTTTTTAGTGTTTGGGCAGCCCAGTTAACTCGTGCTATCTCTCTATTATACGACCTTTGAATGTGAAAAGCAAGAGCAGTTAATAAAATACAAGCTTCTGCACATTCATTAGGGCTCAGCTTTTCTATCTGTGTTCGGGATAGCTGCAAATACTTTTTTGCACTACCCTCATGAAAGATAGGGTTAAATTTAGGAAGTCCAATCCCCTCCTCATATTCATCCAATACAGCATCAACTTTTTCTAATCGTTCTGATGCATAATCCGATTTTTCCATTGTTCCTCACCTTCATCGAAGGGTAGTTCCACATAAGTCATGTTATTAATTTCACACCATTCTTTTAAATCATTATCTCTTTTCTTCTGATTAATAAAATCCTGTCTGGAGTTATGGTACAGTGTGTTGAACTTATAATGCTGCTCTCCATGTACTTCTATAACGGTTTTAATTGTATTAATATAAAAATCTAAGGAAGCACGTTGACTTCTTTTTAATTGAATAGGAATTTCTTCTATAATTTGGAGTGCAGGGTATAATTCTTTTAAAAGAGCCCGTGCCTTAAGATGAAGTTGAGATCTTTTCCTCGTGTCCCGTCCCCGCACAACCTCGCCAGTTAATTTCCAGTGACTGACAGTGCCGTCTAGGTCTACTACTTTCATTTTTCTATTCCAACCGTGTCAAAAACTTCTTTTTCAAACTCTGCGTATTGATCAGGGTTTTCTTCTAAGAATTTTGCTAGATTGTTTTTGCCCTGAACTTTTTCTCCGTTAGGTAATTTGATCCATGCTCCAGCTTTAGAAGCAATGCCAAAGTCAACCATCAGGTCCGCAAGTTCCATCTCTTTCCAAATGCCTCTTCCATATTTTATATGACTCTCGACCTTTTGTCCAGGGGGTCCAATAGCCGAAGTTTCAATTTTCCAGTGAATAGTTTGACCAATTTGAGTATCATTCTGCATCAGGGGTTGTGAGTGAGTGGCATAAAGTTTAACATCTGTTTGGTACTTTAAGGCACTTCCAGATTTTTCTACTTTACTTTTACCTCTTCCAAAGGAAGAGACATTGGCCATCAAGTGCGTGATCCCCACCACGGTAACTTTGTTAATAGGGAGGACATTGGAAATCTTCCTGCACCATTTGGACAATGTTTTTTGTACGCTCATTACTTGGGTGTCTGTTAGATCTCCCTTTAGTTCTGCATCACTAGACAATGCAGAAAAAGAATCAACTACACAGATCGTATTGGGCTCTGTATGAATTATACGATCAAAAATACCCAAATATCCTTCGGCAGATAAAATATTCCCTTGGGAAGATCCAATAAGTGTTAAAGCTGCTTTGTCCTGGTCTAAGTCGGTGATGCCGTGTAGATCCCTGGACTTTAAACGACCTTCAATATTGCCATAATATACTTTTCTTTTTTGCTTTTGAGCGTTGCTGCAAAAGGTTAGGGCCGTGACTGTTTTACCAACCTTTTCAGGTCCTGTCATAATAAACAAGGACCCTTCCGGGACGCCTCCTCCCAATGCAATGTCAAGCTTAGGTCCTACAGATATAATATCTGCTTCGTGGTCTGTAATATAGGAGGCGTCATGTATAACTTCTCCATATTCTTTGATAAGATCATCGTTCATTCTAAGTCCTTTAATTTACTAATAATAGACTTGGTAGTTTGTTCCCTCCCAAATTTCTTGATTTCTTTATACTCACGTTTTGTAGGAGGCACTAAATTGGAACCAGGCTTGTAAATATATTTATCTATTTTGTCATGGACCCATTTCGGACGAAGACTTATGATGTATTTATTTTCTCTTAAGAAAGCAATAAGCTTAGCAGAGCCATGTTTCTGCAACAGCCTTCCCAAGCCCCTGTTGTTAATATTAGACTGATAGAATTTTTGCCATGTGGGAAGGGTGTAAAAAGCTGCCGGTAATTCTTTGTTGTCCTTGGCAGCTTTGTTTTCACATATGACTTCTATGATATATTGTCTGTCCGTCACCCAGGCAATCCCGTTTTCGTCTTTGTTAGGAGAATATCTGGATGGATAATTGCTATCGTCAGATCGTATTTTAGCCATGGATAGTATGAATAGACCTTTGAATTTTAGAAGGACTTTCGGGTTGACGATTTTCTCTGTTGTCATCTATTCTCATCGAAGCTTCAGGGGTCATAACAGCAATCCCTTTTTGACCCTTGGCAGATTTGTTAATGATTAATTGATCTCTTCTAATTTCAGCTTTAATAGAGTCTAGTGACTTTTGAACTACCTCTTGAGATCTATCTAGCTGTTTAGCCATAGCTTCAACTTCAACACCATTGGCTAACATTCCTCTAATACATGCGATTTCTGTTTGTGTAATCTTACCTTTTTTCATTATACTTCCCTTTCCGCATTGTTTAAGTATGCTTCGTTTTTAGTTCTCAAAAAATTAAGATAAAAATTAAATGCCCTTGGAGTAACGGACTTTAATGTCCATTCCATTTTACCAGCATGTTGCATTCTTTTTTTTGCATTACCTTCGCTATAAAGTCCAATAGGATTAAAAAGTCTCCCGTGCTTACCTTTCTTAATATAATGCTTCGTAGTTTTTCCTACAACAACACGGGCTGCGTATGTATCTGTCCTCTCTTCTATTTCGGCTAACGGCATCATGTCGTTTGCAATTTCAATTACAGGATATCCTGAACCATCTACATAGTCTTCCTTACCTGTTACAGTATATGCTGTAACTATTCTGGGTGAACCAGATGGATTTTCTTGGCTTTCTCCTGCTCGTATTTTATGTATCGTCATCTATTTACCTTTCTTCTTTTCTTTGTCTCAGGGGTCCAGGAAGTAGACTCTTTAGGCTTTTCCATACGGCTCATACCTTCTGGGAGCTGCTTCGAGGGCTCTGTTTTTTTGGTTTTAAAATCAGCTATCATATCTTCTACTTGATATTTTCCATATTGAGCCGTTTGTTTTTCTGCATAATGTCCTAGAGTTTTACATTCTGATAATGCAAAAGAAACATTTGTTTGAATGTTATCGTCCCCATAATTCCTGAATACCTTTTTCCCTTTTTTACACTCTGGACACCGGACCTTACTTCCTTTTTTATCATACTCTTCTCTAGTAAAGAGTTTAGAAAAAAATATTTCACACGCCTCGCATTCATATGTGTATTCAGGCATTTTGATCCTCTAAATAATCTGAAAGCTTTAAACATTCTTTACAATAGATTTTAATAGATCGAGTCTTGAGTGACTTATAAGAAAGCTTAAGTCTAATCTCGTTTGATTTTTTTAGTCTCCGGTTGGTTACTTCCACTTCAGGAATAATAGCAACCACCTTTTCTCCGTTCTCTATAATTATACCACAGTTGTCGCACTTATTATCTTTTATCATATGT